GTGACGCTTGCGCGACCGCAAAATGGAAAATTGATTTGGTCGGACGCCACGCAAAACCTACGATTCTGCAAATCCAATCTGGCGATCCAGGAAAGCGCGCCGTTGTCCGTTATCGCCACGAACCTAAACCCGGCGGTTCTCCTTCATGCCCTCGTTGGCTTGATCCTGAGGCCCGCGCTGAGTGGCGCCGCGTCCTCGCGGCCATCGGGCCGACCGGTGTTTTGACCAAAGCGGACCGGGCGGCCCTGGCCGTCTATTGCTGCGCGTGGAGCGATTTTGTGCGGCTTCGCAGCGGGGAGATTTCGGACACGAAGAAGCGCGTGAGCACGAAGGGCGAAACGCTGATGACGCTTCATCCCTTGGCAGATCTTCGCCTCCGAACGTATGTCGCCGTAGTCCGCCTGGCCGAGCACTTCGGGTTGACGCCGGCGGCCCGCGCTCGGCTTTCGACGGGGGCGGGGGCGGCGGAGGATGATGAGAGCCGTCTGCTTCGCGACATCATGGGAGGGAAGCGCCGTGCCGTCAACACCGAATAGGCCATGCGCGCATCCCGGCTGCGCGACATTCCGAACGGACGGGCCGTGGTGTGCCGCTCATGCGCCGGCGCGGGTTCGCGTCAAGCCTGACGGCGAGATGCGCGTGGAGCGCCGGGGCACGTCCACTCAGCGCGGCTACGATCGGCGCTGGCGTGATTTCCGGGTGTGGTTCTTGGGGCGGCATCCTGTCTGCGAGGTTTGCGGGCGCGTGGCGACGATGGTTCACCACAAGCGGCCCCTACGATTTGGCGGGGACAAGCGGGCGGAGGAAAACTCGCAGGCGCTATGCTGGACGTGTCATGCGCGGATTCACGCAACGCCACGAGCGCTGTTTGGCGGTGTCGGGAACGCGAGGCCGGTTCATGCGGGCCTCATGGGAGGGGCGGAGTGATCGGGTATGTGGTGGTTCTCGCTATGATCGTTTTCGGATACTCCCGCGATGGGTGCGGCGCCCTTGAGCGCGCGGCCTATGGGCGTTTCGAGCGCGACCTTGAGCGGCTGACCGAATTTGAGTATGACGAGGGCGAGGCGGCGCGGGCCGTCGCTGCGTTTGAGCGGGGCATGTGCTTTGGGAAAAACGAGTGGGCCGGGCGCCCGTTCCTCCTCGAAAACTGGCAACGGTTCATCGTGAGCCAACTATTCGGCTGGTATCGCGGAGACGGGACGCGGCGCTTTCGGACCGCATACGTCGAGGTGCCTCGCAAGAACGGCAAGAGCGAGTTGGCCGCAGGTCTGGGCCTGCGGATGTTGCTGCTCGATGGCGAACCAACGCCCGAGGTCTACAGCGCCGCGACGGCGCGCGACCAGGCCCGTATCGTATACACGCGGGCGCGAAACATCCTTCAACTCTCACGCCCATTGAACCGCCTGGCCGTGGCGAACAGGTCGGCAATCACGAGCGATTTCAATGGGGGCGTGTTTCAACCGCTGGCCTCGGACCATAACAGCCTTGAGGGGTTGAACATCCATTGCGCCATTGTTGACGAACTCCATGCCCATCGGACGCGCGATGTTTGGGACGTGTTGGTGTCCGCCTGCGGCTCGCGGCGCCAGCCATTGATTTTTGCAATCACGACAGCCGGAGTTGGACGCCACGGCATTTGTTGGGAAATGCATGAACACGCGGAGCGCGTTTTGACCGGGACGGTCGAAGACGAAAGCTTCTTCGCCTATATCGCCGCCGCTGATTCTGACGCCGACTGGACGGCCCCATCTTCATGGCGCGCTGCAAATCCGAATCTTGGCGTGAGCCTGTCGGAATCCTATCTAGCCGGCGAATGCCGCCGCGCGCAAGCCATGACGGGTTACCAGAACACGTTCCGGCGCTATTTCCTCAACCAGTGGACGGAGCAGGTTGACCGCTGGCTCGACATGGAGAAGTGGCGGGCTTGCGCGAATCCCGCGACCGAGGAACAGTTGGCGGGGCGCGATTGCTACCTTGGCGTGGACCTCTCCCGCGTCATTGACCTGACCGCAATGTCGGCCGTGTTCCCTCCTTTTGAAACCGATCCCTTATGGCGCGTCAAGACCTGGGCCTGGGCGCCACAGGAACGCATTCTGACGCGCTCGGCAGTCGACAACGTGCCCTACGCGGATTGGGCGCGAGATGGCTATCTGACGGCCACGCCCGGCAATCGGGTTGACTATGAGTTCGTGACGGCCGCCATTAAGGGCTGCATCGAACGCTACAACGTCCGGGAGATCGGCTTCGACGAATGGAACGCGACCAAGTGGCACACAGATCTCGTGGCCGCCGGCGTCCAGAATCTTGTCGGCGTGCCGCAGCGCCCGCGCTACCTGAACGCGCCATGCAAGGAGTTGGAGGGGCTTGTCATGCAGGAGAAAATCGGACATGACGACAACCCGGTCCTGAATTGGTGCGCGGGCAACGTCGCGATCCGTATTGATGCGAATGAGAACATCGCGCCGGACAAGGCGCGAAGCACGGAGCGAATTGACTGCGTGAGCGCGCTCGTGACGGCAATGGCGCGCGCGCTGGTGCATGTGCAGGAAGAGAAGGCGTTCAGCTCGTCGGGCATTCTGTTTTTGTGAGGGGCGCAGTGGGACTTCGCGCGGCAACGAAACGAATCCTTGGCAAGCTCGCTTTCCGGGCCGTGTCATGGGCCTCGCTTGCCGATGACCGCTGGTTTGGCCTCGTCGGAAACACAACCGATTCCGGGGTTATGGTATCGGCTGATTCGGCGTTGTCTTCGACGGCGGTGTTGGACGCCGTGCGAACCATCGCCGAAACCGTGGCGAAGACTCCGCTCATTCTCTATCGGCGCTTGGCGGAACCGGGCGGTGGCAGCGAGCGGGCGCCCGAACATGATCTGTATGACATTCTTCGATATGAGCCGAACCCGGAAATGACTGCGGTGGAGTTTTGGGAAGCCATGATGGCGCAGGCGTTACTTCGCGGAAACGCCTATGCCGAAATCGAACGCGCCCGCGATGGGTCGCCCTTGGCGCTTTGGCCGCTGTGGACACAGTTTATGAAGGTTCGCCGTGTCGGTGGCGAGATTGTCTATGAATACAACCAGCCCCGCGACGCCTATGGGACCGCAGCCATTGACGCGGAGTTGCCCGACGCAAACGTCTTCCGCCTGCGTGGTTTTTCGACGGGAGGCCTCGTCGGGCTTGATACCATTGCGCAGTGCAGGAATGCGGTTGGCCTGACGCTGGCCCTTGAGAAGTTTGCGGCCTATGTCTTCCGCAATGGCGCCGCGATTTCCGGCGCCGTCGAAAGCCCTGGGGCTTTGACGGAAGAGCAATACAAACGCATGAGGTCCGAGCTGGACGCGCAGCATAGTGGTCTTACGCGCGCCCACCGATTGATGATCCTTGAGAAAGGGATGCAGTTCAAGAGCGCCGGCATGGACAACGAGGCGGCGCAAATGATCGAAAGCCGGACATTCTCGGTCCTGGAAGTCGCGCGTCTATTCCACGTCCCGCCGCACAAACTGGCGGAGTTGACGCGGGCGACGTTCTCGAACATTGAGCATCAGGCGTTGGAGTTTCTGCAGGAAACGCTTGAGCCGTGGTTCGTGCGCATAGAGCAGCGGATACGGCGCGGGCTTTTGACGGCGGAGGAAAAACAGGAATACTACGCGGAGTTCCTTCGCGCGGCGATCCTGCGGGCCGACACGCTCTCACGTTATCGGGCATACGAGATTGCGATCCGTTCCCGCTTTATGACGCCCAACGAGGCGCGGGCGATGGAGAACATGAACCCGCGCGAAGGCGGCGACGAATTATCGAATCCCAATATCACCCCGGCGCCATTGGCGGCGCCAAACGAGCCAGGCTCCGGGGACGAACTGAATCCAGGAGGGCAAGACAATGAAACACAACCTCGCGAATGAGCGTCGTCGCGTGATATTTCCGTCCGCCGAGATGCGGGCGGCAGAGCAGGACGGCAAGAGATTCATTGAGGGCATGGCATCCACTTTTGACCGGGAGTATCCCGTAGCCGACTGGTTCATTGAGGTATTCCGCGCGGGGGCGTTTACAAAGACTCTCCAAGAGAATCAAGACATGTTTGTCCTGTATCAACACGATGATGCCCAGGTTCTCGGCTCGCGCCGCTCGAAGACGGCTGAGATTTGGGTTGATGCCGAAGGGCTGCATTATCGGGCTGCGATGCCGAACACGAGCTATGCGGCCGATGCCTGGGAGGTGATTCGCCGTGGCGATATCAACGGGTCTTCAATTCTCTTCGAGGCCGTCAAGGATCGTTGGACGCGCAACTATCAAGGCGATCTTTCGTTGCGCGAAGTTCTCGAAGCGAAGCTCTGGGAAGTTTCTCCCGTGACATTTCCGGCTAATCCTGCAACGTCAAGTTCCGCGCGCGCCATCATAATGCCTGCTGACGCGCGGGCAATCATGGAAGCGAATGGAATCCCAACAGCCGAAAGCACTGAGGAGTCGGACGCCGCCGCCCACTCCCTAGCCGCGCGTAGGTTGGAGAGTGAAAGGCTGCGCGTCTCATTCGCGCAGATAGATTTGAAGCTAAGGAGATTTGGTCAATGAAAGACACGCTGCTGAAACAACGCGAAAGCCTCCTCTCCGAAGTTGACGCGATTCTTGCAAAGGAAACGCCGACTGAAGAGGAACTGAACCGGGCGAAGGCGGCCCAGGCGGAAGTCAGGGCCATTGATGACAAACTGTCCGTCATTGCCGAAGCCGAAACCCAACGCGCCGCCCAGAAGACGAGCCTGGGAACCGTGGCCGCGCGGGCCAATGAGAAAGCCGGGGAAGAGAAAAGCGTCGGCGTAATCAAGGACCGTTATGCGGATGACGCCAAGCGGGGATTCAAGACACCGCGCGAGTTTCTTCTGCGCGTCATGGACGCTGGTCGAGGCCGGCGCGTGGATGACCGTTTGAAATCGTTGCGGGCAGCCGGATCGGATGAAGCCGGCGAATATGCCGATCCCTACGGCGGTTTCCTGGTGCCTGCGGGGTTCATCACCGAACCACTGAAGCTGACGCCCGAAGCGGACCCCATCGGCGGGCGCGTCATGCGCATTCCGATGACGAACGCGAGCGTGAACATCCCAGCGCGCGTGGACAAAACTCATACATCCAGCGTTTCGGGAGGTCTGGTCGTTTATCGCCGGGCGGAAACCGATAGCGTGTCGGCGACGCGCACGGCCTACGAACAAATCACACTTCGCGCAGACAGTCTCATGGGTGTGTCCTATGCGACGAACGAGCTCCTGAACGATTCGCCCGTGAGCTTTGCGGCAATCGTGGCCCAGGGCTTTCAGGACGAATTCGCCTCCCGGCTCATTGACGAACGGATCAATGGGACGGGCGTCGGCCAGTTCCTCGGCGCCATGAAGTCGCCTTGCCTCGAGACCGTGGCGAAGGAGTCGGCGCAAAGCAACGACACCATCGTATATGCGAACATCGTCAAAATGCGGTCGCGCTGCTGGAACTATGGCAAAGCCATCTGGCTGGCAAACCACGACACGATGCCTCAGATCGTGACGCTCAACGCGGCCTTTGGCACGGCGGGCGCGCTCGTCTGGCAACCCTCGGCGGTCGAGGATCATCCCGACACGCTATTCGGCCGCCCGCTCTTCTTCACCGAGTATTGCCAGACGCTCGGCGACCTCGGCGACATCCTGCTCGGCGACTGGTCTCAATATCTCGAAGGCACGTTGCAGAACGCGGAAGGCGCGGAGTCTATTCACGTCCGTTTCGTGGAGAACGAGACGTGCTTCCGGTTCACGATGCGCAACGCTGGCGCGCCCTGGTGGCGTGCGAAGCTGACGCCGAAATACAGCGCAACGACGCTTTCGCCATTCGTGACGCTGGCGGCCAGGTAGTAAGAGAGGAACATGCGGCATGGATTTCTCCCGGCGAACAGGAATCCAGGAAACAGGCGGGGAACCGGGATGCGCCCGCCCTTGATCTTTACGAAGGAGTGAAAGACAATGGCTTCTGCACTGAATACTGAAAAGATCTTCTCCAAAATCGCAATCGCGATGTATGACCACGACCCCGGCGCCACGACCGCGATCATTTGTTCCGGCGACGGCGGGACGACCAAGAACTACGTTGACATGCTGAGCTATGGAAGATTCGGCGTGGAGGCGATGCTCAGCGTCATCGGGTCCAGTTCTGGCATGACTCTATTGGAGATCGTCGCCTGTGCTGCGACGAACTTTTCCAGCGTCGTCGTCGTGAAAACAACCGGCACGATTGCGGCTGACGCCGTTGGCGATTACGCCGTTTTGGAATGCACGGCGGAGGAAATCGCTCAGCTGGCGACGGACAACAGCGCGGCCCTTCGCTACGCAGCCGCGCGCATTACGTGCAGTAATGCTGGCGATGAGTGCGTGGTGACCTACATTCTCGCCGAGCCGCGATTCGCATATAGCGGCTTGACGGCCACGACGATCAGCGCCTAAGCGCTGGCGCGGAACGGTGCAAGGGGCGGCGGCCTCATTTGCCCCGCCCCTATTCTCAGCAGGAGGCTTGACAAATGAAAAGGTGGATTGGTCTTTTGATCGGCGCGCTGGCTTTGGTGATCGTCACCGGGCAAATCTTCACCGCGCAGCCTGGCGTCGTGGCCGAGTGGGATTCCGGCGATCTGGTGTTCAAGGACGCCGTGTCCAAAACGGCGATCCTCACGATTTACAACAGCACGGACGGAGTGCTGGCCGCGACGCTGGACGCCACCGCCTTTAAAATCGGCGGGGTTTCTATGAGCGCGACGGCGGCGCAACTCAATTACCTGTATGGCGTAACGGCCGGGACGGCAGCGGCCAACAAGGCTGTGGTCTTGAATACCGCCGGGAACGTGAACGTGTTCAATGCCACTACTCTCACTGGTGGAGCCGTTACCGGCGGAACTGTCACGACAACGGGTAGTTTGGTTGTTGGTTCGACAACACTGAGCTCAGCTGAAGTGGCCGTCCTTGATGCCGTGAGCGCCGGAACGGCCGTTGGCGGCAAGGCGGTGGTCTTGAACACGGCTGGGAATGTCAACGTGTTCAACGCCACAACCCTCAATTCGACGGCTATTACTGGTGGGACCGTCACAACCTCCGGGAGCCTTGTCGTTGATACAACGACGATCAGTGCCGCCGAGATCGGCGTCCTTGATGCCGTGAGCGCCGGCACGGCCGCCGGTGGCAAAGCCGTGGTGCTTGACACTGCCGGCAACATTGATGTCCTGAACGCCACGGCGCTTGAATCCTCAAGCGTTTCGGCTGGCGATTTGTCTTCCACAGGAACGGCGACATTCGCGGCGGGCGCAATTTCCCTGGCGGCCCTAAATGGCATTTCGTCTGGAACTCTTACGATAGCCAGCGGCGATACATCAAACACTGTGACGCTTTCGGGAGTAAATGCCTCAAGCAAGATCGTGGCGACGATTTCGGAGTTGACCTCGAATGCAGTTACGGTTCGCGCCATTGTCAAAAGCACTGGCTCGTTCATGGTTCACCTGACTGGTGACCCAGGGGGGAGCAACGCCGACGTGGATTACATCGTCATCAAGTGAACGCGGCGGGCGCTTGGCGCTTCCGGCCCGGCGCCCGCGCGGTTCACGCGAAAGCGGAATGGCATGAGAATCACGTTGAAACGAAACGCGACGATAGACGGCGAGCTTTGCGCGCGTGGGCAGACCATCGAAGTTGACAACGCCTATGGCGTGGCGCTTTGCGATGAGGGATTCGCCTTCCCCGCGACGCCGCGCCGGGGGCGCACAACGCGGGCGATCCTCATGGCGGAACGCCGTCGGAAGATCGCGAAGGGGGCCGAGGGATGAGCGACATCGCTACGCTGGCCGAAGCCAAAGCCTACGCGCGCATAGGCGAGAGCATTGCCGATACGGCGATACAAACCCTTCTTGATTGCGTGGAAGATTTCGTGGCTTCGCTTTGCGGGACGGCCTTCGAGGTGATAGACAAGGAGGAGTATCTGGATGGGGGATTTCTCACGCTTCGCCCGTCGCTTCAACCGCTCATTTCGATCACTGGCATAACGGACATGCACGCCGACGAAACGGAAGTTGATGAGGATGATTACCGAATCATAGACGATTCGATTTACTACGGCGACTCGGGGTCGGCGCCGGGAACCTGGCCCGCCGGCGTGAAACGCTACTTCGTTGAATACAAGGCCGGCTACAATGACGGCACGGCGACGCCTCCAACGGGCAGCGTCGCGGCGCCAAGCCGCATGAAGCTCTTTATCCTCGGCATGTTCGAGCGGGCCTATAAAGCGCGCGGGGGCGTGATGAAGCAAGGGGCGGCGGC